AAAAACCATCACCAAAAATAATATGAATAATAATATTGAATAGAAAAAATAATGTTGTATAAAACAATAATTAAAAACTATATATTCATATTTAAAAATAAAAACTATGATGGAAAAATAACTCATTCATCAAATTCAGGCTCTTCCTTTGGTATTTTTCGGTTAGCCTCAAAATCTGCATCTTGAATGAGTTGTCGCATGACAACACCCATATCAGAATAATTATACGTCCACTGATAGGATATTTGCTTAAAAGCTATGTTTGCAACAGAGCGAATACTCTCGTATTCTTCTTCACCTCGCCAATATAAAAATCTAAATGCATTTTGTATATTAACTTTAAATTGTTCTTCAATACTTAAACTTGTATCATCTCTAATCCAATTAAATAACTGATAAACTATTGATAAACTGGGGATTGGAAAATATTCATCTCCAACCTTTCTAAAATGTTGTTTTAAAAATTGACTATTAAGAATATTTTTAGGTTCCATTTTTGATTGTTTATCTGCAGATGTAACTTCAAATTCCAATAAATTATAACCTTCAATCAGGGTATCTATATTTATAAACTTTCTTGCTAGAGGTGAAATAGCAATCATTATATCATCTGCGGCTTTTATTGATCTGACATGCTCTATTATAAAATCAATATTTGCCCATTGTGGTCTACTCTTCTTTAAAATTCTCAAACAAACTAAACCTAATAACATCTCATGGACTTCAGAATTTTCCATAAATGTTCCTGGATGGCCGGACAAAAGACCACTTCTTTTTCTGTACATAACATCTTCAAATATTACTTCACAATCTGTAAAATCTACAGCTAACCCATAAGCTAGCATATCTACATCTTCTAAAACAATTCCTCTAAAGTTATATGCATCTTTTAAAAGCTTTAACTTTACTTTAGCTGACATTAATAAAAGTTTTAAGCTCATTTTTTCTTCCCAGGCTTTAACATCAAAATCTATAACATAATCTGTATATTTTAAATGATTGACTATCTGAGTTGAATGCCTCTCTGGATCCACACCCAAGGCAAAAGGTGTTGCATTTCCATTATTCCATTCATTCTTAACCATTGTATGCATGTCTTTAAACAATTGATTATAAATTATCTGATGAACAAAATTTCCTGTGGCAACTGTTCTGGTTTTTGGATCTTCAATCTTAGAATGAGGAACTAACTCTTTTTTCCTAAACTCTAATTTATGATTAAACGGTACAAAACCTGCCTTATAAATTTGAGTAGCCATAGCAACATCATCATAAACACGGTTTTGAATTTGCCAGCTTTGAGTATATTCATTAAATTGAATAAAAGGTCTCTTTCCAATTACTCCTTTCTCAAGTTTGTAAGGTAAACCGGCTGAAGTTTTTGTATTTATGCTTGTTGATCCTTGTGCTCTAATACCTGTTATTGCTTGATTAACTGTATAAATTCTAACATGTTCTAAACCACTAACATACTTTACATAAATGGCTTCTAAATACCTTTCCATAAAATTCTCTTCTTCCTGGGTAAAATAAGATTCCTTTGTCCCATTAGTTTTATTTAATGAAACTTTTAAAAAATGACGAGAACCTGGAACAATTCTAGAATCTCTTTCATCTTGAATCGCTGGGACTGTTTCGACTGGAAAAACACCAAATATTGGACTCTTTTTAAAACCTAAACTCTTTGAAATTGACTGATCTAAAATAGGACTTTGATATACTTCATCAGTATACAAAAATACATCTTTTAGGGAGTGGTGACAAGGTATTGGATCTGAATCTTTTTGTGATGTTTCTATTATAGATTCTTTAGGGAACTTAGTCATTGCCTTCTCAATTTGTTCCCGTGTAATTAGTCCAATATATCCACCACCATTTTTATTCTTCGCTATAACTGTTCCTAAAAATTTTCCTGAAACTTTATCATTATTATGAACTGCCAATGATCCTGAATCACCTTCAAAAATCTTTGTATCTGATTTAAATTGTAAAGTATTATCATGTTCAATTAATGCTGTTTGATTGTAATTATAAGGGTAACATTCATCATATCCCGTTAATAACCACTCTCTTTCTGAATTTAAAAAATTTGACTTATCTTTTTGTCTCAAAAGCACACTCTGTGATCTAATATAATGAAAATTAATCAAGTCTGATTCACAATCTCTATCTGTTATAAAATGACTCAAAACAGATCTAACTGGTCTAAAACCCCTGATATTAATAAGCAAATTATCTGTTCCCGGAATTTCAGAAATATCTTTTGGACTAATTTGATACTTCTTGATGGCATGCTTTACATCAACTGATCCAAACTTTGGATCATAAACTAGAATTTCAGTAGGTTTTGTAATAGAAATTGCATGCTTATTCGCCAAGAAAATTGAACCTTTCATTCCTATCATTGTTGCTCTTTTACTATCAATTTGAAAAGAATAAGTGGCCATTTGAGCAAGTTTTACATCTGGATTCTCTAATGTTGCAGCAACTGGTTTTGGAAAGTTACTACTTGGCAAACTTAATGGGTTTCTACTCCTCTCTTTAGTTTGGTAAGCCACTGTTTTCGGTGCTAAAAACTGTCCAATCATACTTAATGAGAAAAACATTGCTAATAGAGTAAATGTTAAAACAAGACCACTAATTAAAGTCTCCGAGAAAAATTTAAACAATTTTGAGCTAACCCACTTTATTATTCTAGCACCCAGTGCAAGACTTCTACAACTTAAAATATGTAACTTATTTGACAAATGTTTCCATTCTGACTTTCCTTGTTGTTTCAGAATTTTCAAATCTATTGCCTTTTTAACATAAGTCTCTGAACTATGAGTAGATAAATCTACTAAATTATATAATATAAACCTAGCTTCTTCTACTGTAGCTATACTATCAGAAATATAAACAATTCTATCTTTTCCATTAATTTTACGGAACTTAATATTCTTAAAATTAATTGGTCCATCTTGCATTTCAACATTAAAATTACTAGTTGAAGTATCTAT